GCTGATGCTGCTCACGGTCTGGGTGGACATATTGTTGCTGACGGTGGTTGTACTACACCCGGAGATGTGGCTAAGGCTTTCGCAGCTGGTGCCGATTTTGTAATGCTTGGGGGTATGCTTGCCGGACACGATGAAGGCGGCGGAGAAGTAATCACTAAGTATTACGAAACAAATGAACTTAACTATGAAATGAGCCAAGGCACGCCTGGAGGCTTTGAGAAAGTTATAGAAACAAAAAAGTTTGTGCAGTTCTACGGTATGAGTTCAAAAGCTGCTAACGATAAACATTTTGGTGGATTAAAGGAATACAGAAGCAGTGAAGGAAGAGAAGTTTTTGTACCTTACAGAGGACCAGTGGATAATACTATTCAAGATATCTTGGGTGGTTTGCGTTCTACTTGTACTTACGTTGGGGCAGATAAATTAAAAAATTTAAGCAAGTGTACGACTTTTGTTCGTTGCACGGATACACACAATCGAGTATATGAAGGGAGTTCTAAATGAGAGAACAACTATTAAATGCCGCAAAGGTACATGCTGTTGGACATATTGAAAAGCATCGTGCCAATGTAGAAGTTTATCTTGCAAATCCTGCAGGTATTGGAGAACATTCTGATATCATTGAAGCTATTGAGCATGAAATTGATATGATGGCTAAATATGAAGATCAACTTGAAATTATTGAAAAATATTTTGAAAATGTGCTTGACAAATCATAAATAATATGCCATAATAAACAAAATCGAATATGAGCCCTGACAGAGCCGTGCTAATGTATTTCAGCTAAATCTGTTGATGGTAACGATGTATCCTTCTTCATTTGTTACCGGATTCTCTAGAGTAAGAAGGATACGACCGTGCTGGGTGGCGGGACGGTAAGAGATTAATCCCTAATTACAATGTTGCGGATAGGCCACCCCAAATTTCATTCCCTCTTAGCTCAGTTGGTAGAGCAAATGACTGTTAATCATTGGGTCGCTAGTTCGAGCCTAGCAGAGGGAGCCATATTTGCCGATATAGTATAGTGGTATTACAGTGGATTTGTAATCCTCTGATGGGAGTTCGATTCTCTCTATCGGCACCACAAAATTCGACACCGGCCAGTGTCGATGGAATGTGACCGAATACCTCTCGCTGATGGGGGGTAAGGTAGATCGAAGGGGTAGCGCCCATATCCTTAGCGGGATTGCAGATCGTTGGAGGTCTATGTAGAAAGGTACATCAGATCGTACTTCCTTGCGGGATACCCTAGCCCCGCCATTCCCATCCTGGACATGATGTTAAACTGTCCATTTTTATTGGGTAAATAAAAAGAAGGAGTATACCCTTATGAAAAAAATTGTTCTAGCAGGCGTTTTATCGCTAGCAACAACTACAGCAATGGCAGAAGGTTTTGGACCCTATGTTGGTATTGAGCGTGAAACATCTGCGGGTGTAAATCGTGCATATGCCGGTATGACATATGCAGTTCCTAATACTATGCTATCGATTGACGCTGTTGCAAACTTTGAAGACACTACGGGCTCGTTGAGCAATGTGTCTTTTGCCACTACAGAATTAAATATCAATGCAGCACTAACAGAAAATGTTTCTGCATATGTTGAAAATGATTTGAATAGTGACTTTAAAAGAACAGAAACCACCGTTGGCGTGAAGTTTTCGTTCTAATCGGGTGTCCTAGGCATGACTTAAAAAGGCCCACTTTAAATTTGAGGATTTTATGCGTCACTTTTTATTTCCTACTGTAATATGGCAAGGCAACAGACAAGTTTCTGACGAAGAAAAGAGTCTTTGGTTTGAATCATATCTCGTTAATAGCGATAGTGATGGCGCATCTTTAGATTATCTAGGTTTTCAAAGTCATCACTTAGACTCTAATTTTTCTAACATATTTAAAGATATCATACAAAATGTTAAATACTATTTCGATGAACTGAGCATTGACCACACAAAACTGAATTTATATATTACAAAAACTTGGTATAACGCAAAAACAACAACAGGTAATCCTCAACATTGTCACGGTGAAAATCATATTTCCTTTACGTATTACCCTCATATTAATCCGCAATTTGAAAAGAATTTAGCTTTCTTTAGAGAATATGAAACAACACCGAATGAACCCTATTTTGGATTCTTAGAAGATATTGTAACCGAATGGACACCTGCAAACTGTAGAAGTTATCAGATACCTATATCGGAAGGTGACATTGTTGTCTTCCCTTCAAAGCTATTTCATTCTACTAATGGCGAAGGTACATCCCACGAATATTTCAAAACAAAAGAGGAATTAGTCAAAAGTAGATTTTGTGTTGGAGGTGATATAATTATTACCAGAAAAGACACCAAAGAATATGAAAAATTACTACCACCCATTGAAAACTGGAAACTCTTTTAAATAATATAAATATTATTTTAAAGGGCACTATGCCTCAAGGAGAAAGCCATGTGGTTTATCTTGGTAATGGTAGCAATACCAACTCAATGGATTGGAGCAAATTCAGTCTTCATCTTTAACGACCCGACATTTCAAACAAGCCAAGCTTGTGTCCAATGGGTTCAAAATAATCAAAATTATGTAGCATTTAATACACTAAAAGCATACCCCAATGCGACTGGACACGAAGGAATATTTTGTGTGTCAGATTCAACCTTACAGCAAATGATAGAAGATGGTGCATTATCGCCTAATATAGGAGGCGTTTCACTATAAGGGGCTTAGGCCCCTTTTTTTATAACAGGAGTATACATGCTTACTGAAAATCAAGTAGAAGAATTGATTGATTTATTATCTACACTTGACAATACTACAAAGATATATTTTGGGTGTGATTCTGTTAGATACATAAAAAAGAAACAAAAAATGGCAAGATTTGCTACCGTGTGTATTGTACACATGAATGGCAATAATGGATGTAGAATATTTTCTCATGTTTCACATGAAAACGATTATGATATGAAACCCGGAAGACCTAAGTTGAGAATGATTAATGAAGCACAGAAAGTGTGTGAAATGTATCTGCAGGTTGCTCAATTAATTGATGAGTATGATATCGAAATTCATCTTGATATTAACTCAGATCCGATGCATGGATCTAACTGTGCTGCTCAAGAAGCAGCTGGTTATGTTCTAGGTATGACCGGAATTGTGCCTAAACTAAAACCTGACGGATTTGCTGCTAGTTATGGAGCAGATAAAGTTGCCGCATAAATAATGGTTGACAAATAGTTATTTTTATGTTTTAATAGTAGTAATGAATTGATATGGAGTTAAATTATGAAGCAAGTTATTGCTATAGCAGCAATTGCCGCTGTATTGACGGGATGCTCTTCTTTAGGTAAGAAAGAGTTTACCGAAATTAAGAAAGTTGAGGGTAAAGTAGATCAGGTCCCTACTTGGTTTATTGAACCTACTGAAGATAACCCACCATTCATTTATGGGGCGGGAACAGGATTGTCTGATGCTCTACAGTTTTCTGTAGACAAAGCAATGCATGAGGCAAAATTAGTTATTGCTGGTAAATTATCAACTGAAGCAACTTCTCAATTGAGAACGTTTATCACAGATAATTCAGCAGGTGCTCAAAGTAAAACAATACAAAAAACTGAAAAAGTTTCAAAAACAGGATTTACTGCAGTGTACCTACCGCAGTATACAACTGACCAACGTATCGTATTTAAAGAAGGAAATATGTATCGAACATATGTTCTTATTAAGATTGATACGAATAAAGTCAAAAAAGAAGATGTTGCAACAAATACTTTTAGCTCATATGAGGAAAGTCAGGCAAACCAAGCTTTTAGATCTTTAGATACGCCGGTTATTCAAGAAGAACAGCCTAACAATGGACAATTCTTACCTGTACAATGAAGCAGTTTATATTTGTCATAACAACGATAACTTTTAGTATGTTCATGTGGAAAGCGTTGGACCTAAAATTTATCGAAACCGTTGAAGTCATACCTGAACCATATTTCATCGTTACCACAAAAGAGGTTAACGAATGTGTTGATAATTCAGGTAAGACTTTTGTCTATAGAACAGTTGAACAGAAAAAAGTTGAATTAGGAGAATTATAATGTGTGGTGGATTTTATGAGGAAGAGCTTAAGGAAGAGTTCGCCACAGAGTATGAAAAGGATTCTAAGAAAAGGCCTATGGGTGATATTAAGTTTATGACTGCTGCTGACTTTATGTCAGAGCAAGATGAATATTATTATCCCGGGAGTGATCCACAAGAATGATTCCTTTAGAGATATTTTTTGTGGGTATAGTGATTGTAACAATTGCTGCTAGGATTATTGGATTCCGAGTACAACAGAAAGCGCCTCCTGCGCCTCCTAATAAAGTACAATGGGATTTAGAAAAGGAAGGTTAAATGACAGAAGTTTTTAAACTAGATGCAGAAGACGGCATCACTCCAGACGCTTGGGTAATCATCGAGATCACGGAACCGGCAGGACAATATCAGAAGATTCTATCTGGCTGGTCGGGTAGTTACTTGTATGGCGATAGTTGGCGTATGAGTAGCCCAATGAAAAAACTAGATATCAAAATCGATGAAGATTTCTTTATTATTGAAACCGGTAGTGGCTCAACATATAAATTGTTTAAGGATAGACAAGGATTACGAATGAGTAATGCGGGTATCTATAACCAACTCAAAGAGAAGTTTGGCGACAGGGTTAACATTGTTGAGTTATGATTACATACAGCACCAACTGGATGGGGCCGGTCAACATGGATTGGTTTCGAGAGCGTGGTCTGACTCATAGGGTTATAAAGGAGTGCACCACGGAGGAAGTTAGAGATATTCTCCGGAGAAGCAGATATCCTACCATGGAGGTTGGTGACACCTTTGAAACGGAAGAAATTCATACCTACTATGCCTGTGGTCGTATCGATATTCGAGATGACACTAAAGAAGGATATGATGGCTGGGATGAATACAGTATTGCACCTATGCACGCTGAAGATTGGAATGCATTGGGTGATTTTCTTTGGGACTTGACAACTGAAGAACTTTTGTCGTATAATGAACTAATTCAGAAATTCGAAGAACATTACGGAAAAAAGATAAGGTGGGCAGATTAAATGAGAGTTTACATAGGACCATATCCCAATCGAATGATTTGCAGAATTCATACTGACTATATGAATGATAAGTATGGATATGTTGATTGGCCTACTAAATACACAAAATTTGAAAGTTTTCTTGAAAAACTTGAAGATGCAATTCAATTCGTGTATAATTGCACAATCAACCTTTTCTTAGATCGGAGAGAGCAAAAGGTTAAGGTTCGTATTGATAAATGGGATACATGGTCGATGGATCACACCCTGGCCTCTATTGTCTTACCTATGCTTAAGCAGTTAAAAGCTACTACGCATGGCGCACCTAATGTAGATCCAGAAGATGTACCTAAGGAACTGCGACCCAAGAAACAAGATGTGTTAAAATATAATGAGATTGGCGAAACAGATGATAAATTCTTTGAGCGCTGGAATTGGGTATTAGATGAAATGATCTACGCATTTGAATCTAAAGCGACCAAAGAAGATGTGTATATGCGCTTTGATATTGATGATAAAGAAGGTATGCGAAAAGAACAAGAAAGAATCTCTAACGGGTTTCGGCTGTTTGGTAAATACTACGAAGGGTTATGGGACTAATTATGACTTATAAAACACATCCTGCAGATATTAATCATCAGCCTGTATTTAAAATAGACAAAGTTATCAATAAATATAGACAGGCGGGTGAGAATTTTAAATATGTTTGCACAACAGATTTATTAGCATCAGATGTTCCGGTTGACATTTTTTACAGAGATGCCCCACACCCAATCTATGGAAATCATTACATGGGATTGTTTGTAGGCGGAGAAGAGAAGAAAGTTTATGTTTGTAACGCTGATTTAATCGAGAATTTAGAATTTGGTATGATACAAGATTCTAAAGGAGCATTTCATTATAGTCAAAGTCATCATCACTATAATGAAATAGAAGCAGATATTTTTATAGATGGTGGCAGACAGTATGTAAGGGCAGGAGGAACACCCTTACCAGAACTTAGATTCTTTCAAGTCAAGGATGGCAAATTTGAAGAAATAGCAGATATTGCAGAAAGAACGTATGAGGGTAAGAATGAATAGATTAGATGAGTTGTTGACTATCCTATCAGAAGAATGTGCTGAAGTAATTGTAGAATGTTCGAAAATTAAAAGGTTTGGAATTGATTCCGAGTATGATGGAATGACTGCTGGCGAAAGGCTACAAAAAGAATTAGGCGATTTACAGTGTATGATTGGGTTGCTACAAGCAGATGATGTTGTGTCATTTTCAGGTATTGAGGAAGCATCTGAACTTAAAAGACAAAAGTTAATGAGATGGAGTACCTTATTTAATGACTAAATATGCATATGTAACAACTGTCTTGACAACTAGACGAACTTATGTTATAAGTGAGGATGAATTACAACAATTCAACTTACTGGATAAACCCGATTTGTCCTGGGCAACAGATTCAATTGTTTGCAAAGAACTTGACGACTTTATCTACGAAGAAGAATTTGTTGATGAATTGATATTGAATGAGCATTGGTTGAATGAAGCACAAGTTGCTTCACTTTGTAATGATTGGAAAGACAAAAATGACTGAATACGAAAAATCTTTTTTACATGACGCTGTATACCAAAAAGACACTAATGATAAAATTAGAGTTTGGCGTGCAGAAATTGGCTATAACGATGAAAATGAAGCAGGGTACAGGGTACACTCGGGAATCTTTGGAGGTAAAACAGTAGTATCAACTTGGAAAAAAGCTGAATCTAAAAACGTAGGTAAATCCAATGAAACTACTGCTTTTGTGCAAGCTCAAAAAGAAGCAAATGCGGCCCGGATAGACAAAATTAGTCGAGGATACTGTGCCGATATTGCAATGATTGACGTAAACGATAAACCTTTTAAGCCTATGCTTGCACATACGTATGAACCCGATAAGGTTGACTTTAAAGTCGGAGCTGTTTTAGGACAACCTAAGCTAGACGGCATTAGATGTATTGCAAAGAAAGAAGGTTTGTTTACAAGAACCGGTAAGAAGATTACCTCCTGCAATCACATATGGAGAGATATTAGAGAAATTTTTGATAAAGATCCTAATATTGTTTTAGATGGTGAATTATATAACCACGACCTTAAAGATAATTTCAATGAGATTACATCAATTGTCAGAAAACAAAAACCTACACAAGAAGATCTTAAAAAGTGCCTAAAAATTAAATACTATATCTATGATGTTGTGCAAGAAAATGCTGTAACCTATTTAGAAAGAGTTGATTTAATTGGTAGTTTAACAACCCTTTTCTCTAGAGATTACATACAAGTTGTTACTACTATGCCTTTAAGTTCTGCGGAAGAAGCAGAGTCCGCTTTAGCAGAAATGATTGAAGAGGGCTACGAAGGACTTATGATTCGTATCAACGAAATACCTTATGAAAATAAGCGTTCTAAATCATTGTTAAAGTACAAAGAATTCTTGACAGACGAATTTAAAGTTGTTAACATAGAAGAAGGCGAAGGTAATTGGTCAGGTCATATCAAGACCTTTGTGTGTATTAAAGAAGACGGCACTGAATTTGGTGCAGGTGTTCGAGGTAACCAGGAAACCCTCAAAGAATTATTTGAATCTAATAAAAAACCGGATTGGGCAACAGTTCGATATTTTACACCTACACCTGACGGTGTACCAAGATTTCCTGTTGTAGTTGATTGGGGGTATGGCGAGAGAGATGACTAACGAAAAGAAGATTCTATTCCTAACTGATATCATTGAACAGAAGGTTAGGAAAGAACAGGAGTTAGAATTCTATCAAAAGGAGCTCGAGAAGCTGCAACAAAAAATGTTTTGGGTTAAAAAAGAAATAGATTTGACTAATACTATTATAAGTATTATAGAAGATGAAAAAGTTATAGATATTCGTGCTATTGCCAATCAAAATGAAAGTGAGGAAACATGATTACATTTAAATACGAACCAGGTGAAGAACATAAACCACATACATCAGTTATGTGCGTAAATATGCATGTGGCTGATGGAGCATCCTTAGATGAAATGTGCCAAGCTTTTGAAGATTTTATAAAAGGAGTTGGTTACCAATTACCTAACGGGGTTCATATTGGGTATGAATATGAAGAAGAAAACACTATACATAATAGTGCTCAAACAGAGTTTAGTTTTATGACAAGAGGACAGGGTTAATGCCAAAGAAAAAGAAACAACGGGAATCAAAAACTTCTGCAGGAATTGTGGGTTCACCTCGCAGTTCTAGGGATAAAACAGCACCTGAGTATAAACTTCTTCGTGCTATTCGTCAGCGTGAGGCATGGCAAGCTGGAAAGAATGTAGTTTTGACGATTGAAAATCCAGACAAGAATGCTACTAACATGCGCTATATCAAAATCAATGCTAGAGATTATTGGGGGAGCCCAAAGACAAATGGTTGAATCTAAAATTACTATTTGGGGGACAACTAATTGTCCCGCTTGTATCCTTTGTAAACAAGCATGTGAGTCTTTAAATTTAAACTTCGAATATAAAGATATAGATAAAGGTTCAAGAGCTGAGTTTTTAGAAAAGTTTCCTGCTATATTTCAAGTTCCTCTAATCGAGTGGAACGGTAAAGTATATGAAGGATATGAAAAGTTTGCTGAAGCAATCGAGAGTAACATTAATAATTATGGAGATGGACAATTATGACAACCGCAAATCCAAGACCTATCACACTTCAAGAAATTAAAGATAAATTAAAAGGCGATGCTAAAGTGACCGTATATTTTAAAAAGATTAACGGTGAACCAAGACGTATGATTTGTACATGGAATGAAAAATATGTTCCGTATAACAATGAAATCGCTCAAGTTAAGAAAGTGTCCGAAGAAGAGACAAAGGAAAAGACATCTTTGTCCGTTTGGGATACAGAAAAGAATGATTGGAGGTCTTTCCGTCTTGACAGCATCTATCGTATTAATGCGGAACAGGTGAAATATGCCGGAAGTTAATGAACAAAACAAAAACGCCATGGGTGGAACTGAACTCATGGCAAATCGAATTGAGAGAGACTGTAACCAGTCTCTCCTTTCGCAGTTTCAAATTATCCATAGTCGTGTTAGAGATTTAGATGATTCCAAGAAAAAGATTCTAGTATGCCATGATCTAGCGACAGATCCAGAAGTTCAGCATCTTAAGGATGGTGGGTGGTCAAAGTTTGACCAAATTGTATTTGTTTCACATTGGCAAAGAGAACAGTATTTTATGTACTTGGGTGTGCCATATGATGTTTCGGTTGTAATGCCTAATGCTATTGAACCTATTGAACAGCATGAAAAGCCAGATACTAAAGATAAAATCAACCTAGTATATTTTGCAACACCTCATCGAGGATTAGATTTGTTATATGTTGCGTTTAATCAACTAGCGAAAGAACATAAGAATATTCATCTTAATGTGTATTCTTCTTTTGATTTGTATGGTTGGGGACAGCGAGATGAAAGTCACCAAAAACTTATTGATGCACTAAAAGAACATTCTAATATTACATATAATAGATCTGTTCCTAATGCAGATATGAGAGAAATTTTAAAAAATCAACATATCTTTGCATACCCATCGATTTGGCAAGAAACCTCATGTCTTTGTTTGATTGAGGCACTATCTGCGGGTCTATATTGTGTACACTCGTCTCTTGCCGCACTACCCGAGACATCTATGGGATTAACACAAATGTATGATTTTTCAGATGGTATTCAGAATCATATTGACCGGTTTTATTTAGAGTTGAAAAAGGCTATCGTAATGCATGAGCAAAACTATAAAAGAGTGAGCCAGAGCATGGAAAGCGTAAAAACTATTGCAGATTTTAAGTATGATTGGGGACAGCGTAAGTTGCAATGGAATCAATTGTTAAAAGATGTGTTGACAAGATCAGAATAATGTGTTACTATACACATATAAATTGATTGATGGAGGCCTAAATGCCAGCTGCTAAGAAAACTACTCGACTGCCAAGACGTCCAAAAACTGGGTTGCAAGCAGCACCCAGGGATAACTTTGACCGTTGTAAGTATTATTTTCACTATGAGATTGCAGCAAAGGATGTTGGTCCTTTGGTTAAGGAATGGATTAAGAAAGAGTTCTCGAAAGAGGACGCTAAAGCAATTTTAGCTAATCCAGAATATCAATTTACTATGTTCAGTCATTGGGCTGCAACAATCTTTTGGTTGAATGAAGGTCTTGAGTGGGAAGAAAGATGGTATTGTTTCCGTGATAGGGTTCATGCTCATTACGAAAAGTTGATTGAACCAGGTAAGAAAATTCTCAAAACGAAAAAAGATGATGAGGAAAAAAAATCAAATGTTATTCGTTTGACTCCTCAACAGTTGATGGCGAGAAAAATTAATGAAACTATAATGACTGATATCGATGAGTTAGAAGACGCATGGATTGAAGGTAAGAAAGAGACAATTGATGTCTATGCACTATTCAAGAAACACGATCTTAAACCGATGGCTGTGCCACAAGTTCGTGCAAAAATTGAAGGTTGGTTGGAAGAATATTCGGGCGCTTATAACAAGGTTGATGAACAGCTAGTCGAAGGATATTCTCATATCAGTCGACCTGAATTGAAGCGAAGGGTTAAGGCATGTGAAGATATGATTTCCGATCTTGACCGTATCGTACAGGCAGGTAAGGCAACCCGCAAACCTCGAGTGAAGAAAGCAAAAGCAGCAGACAAGCAGATTACACAATTGAAATATCAAAAAGAAGATATGGATCTTAAAATCGTATCTGTCAATCCCGTAACGATTATCGGCGCTGTTCGCTTAATCGTTATTAATACTAAGTATCGAACTGTGACAGAATACATTACATCTCGCAGAGAGGGGTTTGAGATTAAAGGCACAACCTTGCAAGGTTTTGATGTAGATCAATCTCGCACAAAAACAATGCGTAAACCTAGCGAGTTTATTCCAATGTGTCAAAAAACAATCCGACAATTTGGCAAAGCATTTGATGCATTGACCACTAAAGAAACAAAACCAAACGGAAGAATTAATACGGATTGTGTGTTGATTAAAGTAGACAAATGAGCAATGTAATTGATTTTGAAAAAGCTAAATTTAATTTGCAGATGGATAAACTGGCAAAGGTAATAGCCGATGATTTAGCCAAATCTTCGGCAAATGATAATAACCCAAAACTTCCAGAATATAGCACTGATTTTGCTTTAATGGTGACTAGAGATATACTTAACTTTCTAGAAGAGCTCGGATATAATTTAACAGTAGATGAAAACTTAATCTATGATATAATGCTAATTATTGAAAGTAATAAATCTATGCTTTATAGGTTACACGGTGAAAATCATCCGATGCATCAAGTAGGTAAAGATTTGTTTGAAATAGATAACCCCTATAAAACTTTAGAAGAAATCTTAAACGACCTTCTAGAAGAATGATATATATTATATAATGATTAAATAAAACCTAGGAGTAAATAATGATTATCGTGGATCTAAACCAGGTAATGATATCTAATATGATGGCTCAGATTGGAAATCATACCGATGCATTGCTTGATGAAGGCATGCTGAGACACATGATCTTGAACACATTAAGATCTAATCGAAATAAATTTCATAATGAATATGGTGAGTTACTTATCTGTGCTGACGATAAGAACTATTGGCGTAAGAAGGTATTTCCATACTACAAAGCAAATCGTAGAAAGTCGAGAGAAGATTCTGAACTTGACTGGAATATGATTTTTACATCGCTCAATAAAATCAAAGCAGAGATTGCAGAGTTTTTTCCCTATAAAGTTATCCAGATTGAAACTGCGGAAGCAGATGATATCATCGGTACGATTGTACACTTAGAAGGTAAAGAACTAAATACAGGAGAACCTATTCTAATCTTGTCAGGTGATAAAGATTATATTCAGTTACACAAGTACGCAAATGTATCTCAATATGATCCGACAAGAAAAAGGTGGATAAAGCACGACAGCCCAGAGCAGTTTTTGTATGAGCAAATTATTCGTGGCGATTCTGGTGATGGAGTGCCTAATGTGTTATCTGCTGATAATTGCTTGGTGGTAGGTGAACGTCAAAAACCTATTACCAAAAAACGTATTGCTGAATGGAAAGATGTCACAATGCGTTCCGCTGAAGTAGAAAGAAACTTCCATCGAAATCAAGCACTGATTGATTTGTCTAAAGTACCTGATAGTATTAAAAATCAGGTAATCGATAAATACAGAGAAGAGAATGATAAAGATAGAAGCCAACTTCTTAACTACTTTATTAAAAACAAACTTAGAAACTTAATGGAAAATATATCGGAGTTTTAATGACTACATTAGCGATTAGTGAAATCATCAGTGAAGTGACCCAAATCAAACAAAAGGTTGATAAGGCTGCTTATTTGCAAAAGAATAATTCTAGAGAATTGAGAAACATTCTTAAGGTGTGGTATGATAAGGATTTGGAATTTAACATTCCAAACACCCCTCCCCCTTATACTCCTTCTGATTTTCCAGATAGTCATGGTATGTTGTATAGAGAAGCAAGAAAGCTAAAGTACTTCATCAAAGGGTACGAAGGCGATAATCTCACTCCTATGCGTAGAGAAGCTCTATTCATTCAGATCCTCGAGGCTGTAGATCCAGAAGATGCAAAACTATTAGTTCAAGTTATTAGTAAAAAACCAGTTAAAGGTTTGACAGTTCAAACGATTAATATGGCATTTCCTAATATGATTCCCGTAGAAGAAGATTCTGAGGACGAACCCAAAGATGAGCAAGAATAAGAGTTTCCGTGATTGGTTTGACGAAGACATTGAGCGAGAAAAGAAATTTAAAAAATCTGATGGCAAGCGGTATGATAAAAAGAAAGCCGCTATCCAAAAAGCTCGCAAACAAAAAAATAAACAAAAAAATTCATATTTTTCATAGAAACCGGTTGACATTCTCTTAAGATATTGTTACTATAATAATATAGAGAAAAGAGGTAAAAATGAAAAATAAAGTGATTCTTGTTGATTGTGATGGTGTTCTCTTTGATTGGGAATACGCTTTCGACAGGTGGATGAATAAGCATGGATATACAATTTATTATCCTAATGAATACAAAGTAAGTAACAAATACGGTATTCCTAAAGAAGAGGCTAACAAGCTAACTCGAATGTTTAATGAGAGTGCTTGGATTAGGAAATTGCCTCCTTTAAGAGACGCTATTAAATATGTCAAAAAATTGCATGAGGAACATGGATTTGTATTCCACGCAATTACTAGTTTGAGTGATGACTATTACGCTCAACACTTAAGGACTAAAAACTTAATTGAGTTATTTGGCCCTACTGTGTTTGAGAAATATGTATATCTTGATACTGGTGCCGATAAAGATGAAGCTCTAGCTGAATACAAAGGCACTGGTTGCTGGTGGGTCGAAGACAAAGCAGAAAATGCTGATGTTGGCGCTGACCTAGGATTAGAAGCAATCTTGATGAACCATCATCATAATGCTAAGGACAATCCGGATGCAATTAGGGTGAATAACTGGGAAGAAATATACCACACTATTGTATAAATACTATTACAGTGGTAACAAAAGGCGGGCCATTGTGTCCGCCTTATTTGTAATAAGAGGAAATTAATGCCTACATATAATTTTAGAAATAATGAAACCGGTGAAGAGTTTGAAATTCAGATGCGAATATCTGAATTAGATGACTATAAGAAAAATAATCCTAACCTGACTCAGTTCCTCACTGGTGCACCTTCCGTTGCTTACGACTCAGCCTCGCTGGGTGTTCGTAAGACTGACGATAATTTTAATTCCCTGTTAAAACATATCAAGAAGGGTAACTCCAAAGGAACTACCAAGTCAACTATTAATACTAGATAAGGAAGATGAATGGTAGCACCCCATCAAAATCAACGACTAACTAAAAAACAAAAACGAACATTGAAACAGCAGGGGGTATTAGACAAAGATAAAAATTTCGGTCCAGGGTTTGCACCAAGAACGGATATCAAACCTATGACAATGAACCAGAGAGTTGCTTTTGAAGCATGGAATCGAGGTTCTAATTTAATGCTACATGGAATTGCAGGAACAGGTAAAACATTCCTTGCATTTCACTTTGCGCTAAAATCGTTGTTCAATTCTAATAGACAGTATAAGAAAATCTATGTTATCAGATCAACGGTTCCATCTAGAGATATGGGTTTCCTTCCGGGAAGCACAAGAGACAAGATGAAAGTATACGAAGGACCGTATTACGATATTTGTAAGAAGTTATTTGATAGAGGCGATGCCTATGATATCCTTAAACAAAGATTTAATATCGAATTTTTATCTACTTCATTCTTAAGAGGTGCAACTTTTGATGATTGTATTATTATCGTTGATGAAGTTCAGAATATGAATGATATGGAACTGCATACTGTAATGACTAGAATTGGCGAGAATTGTAAAATCATTTTCTGTGGCGATGTTAAGCAAGACGATTTGACATCTAAGAGATTTAATGAAGAGTCGGGTCTTAGTAAGTTCATGGAAATCATTCGTAACATGAGAGAGTTTCATTTTGTTGAATTTGTTAAAGAAGATATCGTAAGAAGTAAATTAGTAAAATCATATATAATCGAAAGAGATAGGCAAGGTTTATGATTGATGATACATTCACTGTAACGCTTGAAGAAGATCCGAAAACCGGAGATTTAATGATGCCAATTCCAACTGAGCTTTTAAATCAGATGGGGTGGGATGATGGTGATATATTGCTATGGGAAGAGATGTCTAATGGTTCATATTCACTAAAGAAAAAAGAGGAAGAAAATGGCTGATAAAGAAAAACTTAGAGTTCTTGAAGATGAGAACGGAAACCGCTATGCAAAACAATTTACAAAGGCTCAATTACAAGAGCATTTGGCAAAGAATCCGGGGCATACCGTTATTAGATAATGCCTGTATTTTCGGTCCCATTCACATCTGTAAATCCCGCACAGGCTGAGCAATCGGATCCTTTTTATGCAGACGGCGGACCGCCAACTGACGGTGAAGGACTACCTACACATTTTGCTCCTGTCTATAGTCTTGTTGAGGCAGGTATTGCAGGATATAGCTCCAATACAATAACAAGTTGGTCGATTACTGCTGACTTTATTGTTGAAAGAGAAGAAGATAATGAAGAAGGTGTAACAGATACTTCAGAATATAATGTAGCAGCATTTGGTATATCTGTCGATGGGAGTGCAACGCAATATTTAGTTAATAATGGCGATAGCGCTAACTTTTCTGTAGGTAATGGTGTCGTAAATATCGAACAAATTGATAGGCAACAAAATACAGCAGATGGATCTGCTTTTCAGAAGATTAGAATAACACCCGTATCAAGTCCTTTTAATAGCACCTGGTCATATTTGCAAAATTCAGCATCTAATACAGCAGTAGAAGATACCGTAAGTTTATTTAGTAATTTCCCGGAAGCAAATACCTATGTTGGATTAACTGCATGGACAGAACCCAACCCAGACACTTACAATGTTGAATATAGTTTTGAAATGCAATATGATGGTGTTGCTGAAACAATTAGTACCCTTTCAAATACTAATATTCTTGAGGCACCGGATCCAGATCTTCTTGACTTTTTTGGCGATGGGATTGCAGCAAATGCTAATTCTTCTTCTTTTGCTATATTAGCACGTGGTTGGGACGCATCCGGCACCAGTAACGTAGGAGCTGTTTATTTTTATAACGATAGCGCCGAGCTTGTTGCTCAGTATACAGAAACAGAAGGAACATTTCCAACATCTCTTCGCATGGGTGGAGGTTTTATCTTTTACGGATTACCGACATTTAATACTAATTCTGGATGCGTAAGGGTATTCGATTATAGTGGGAATCTATTAACTACTATAGAAAACCCAGATTTACCCGGTGTTAATGATAGATTTGGTGACAATATCACATTTGATGAAAATTCAAATTTATTACTTATAGCTAGTAGTGGTGATGATGATGGCGGTACTAACTTTGGATCTGTTTATGTATTTGAATACGATACAAATACAGTGAGCACATTTAATCAACTATTTAAAATAAATGCTCCTAATAGCAAAAGATATTGGGGATGGAATCCAGGAGCTGATCCAATGGCCGTTGGAAGTGGAAGAATTGTTATAGGTCAACCTCGACATGATGTTGCTTTTGGTCCGAGTCGATCCGGTCAAGCGTTAGTTTATGACACGAATGGATCCTTGATAGCGACACTCCCACCTCCGAGCCCCTCTGGCACCGATTACCAATTTGGTTTATGCATAGCTATTGCAGGGAACAAAATTTTTGTCGGTAGTAGAGGTAATGGTACTGTTCCCTCACAAATTTTTGTATATGATTTAAATGGAAATCTTGATTTTACTATAAGCCATCCTCAATCCGGATCTTTAAGTACTAGTGGTACACTCGAGTTTGGTGCATCATTTGTAATAGGAAATGAAAGACTTATCGTGGGACATCGAAACGATTTTATAAATTCCGGTGTTACTAGCGCAGGAGCTATCTTTGTATACGACTTAGATGGAAATCTTCTAAACACAATCACAGAAGATTATAACGGTCCAGGTGCAGGCGATGAGTTAGGCGAAAGGGTCGGAATAACCAGTAATAAAATTCTCGGGTACCTCCCACTACCTGATGGTCCAAGCGGAACAGAAAGGCCCGGTTTAGTAGCATTATATGATTATCAAGGTAATGATATTAACATTGGAACTGAAGAAACCGTAATTACCGATGATACCTTCGTCAAAACTATAAATATCGAAAAGAACTATTATTTCCAGTATACACCATATATTTCAGCAGTACCTGCTGTTGTCGAACAAGGACAAAGATAATGCCCGCAGTAGCAAGATCAGCAAATAGAGATAGAATTCTTACAGGGCATACATGTTCTGCAACAGCGTCTATCCAAGGCTCATTACAAGCATTTGCTAACATCGGAGGAATACCTATTGCTGTCCAAGGTGATGTAATAGGACCTCATACAATCCTTGCCGGAAAGTTTTGTGTTCCACATTCCGCAGTTGTGAATACGGGATCTTTCTTTGTAAACATTGCAGGGATACCTGTAGCAAGAATTGGTGATTCAGCAGATGCTGGATGTGTAATAAGTGGTTCATTTCAAGTTTGGGCTGGTTGACATCCGCACAAAAATGTGCAATAATACAAGATAATCCGCAGAAAAGTGTAAATTATGTTTAATCATATAGTAATGGAGCATGTGCTTCCAGAGTTAGATTCGGTTACGACCGAGAAAGGTAGAACCTATGTCACCCCACAGGGCAAGAAGTATCCTTCTATCACCACAGTCCTTGGCGAACTCTCGAAGGAGGGTATTAAGCAATGGCGTAAAAAGGTCGGAGAAGCAGAAGCCAACAGAATCTCAGGTCAAGCCTCTGTTCGTGGAACAGCAGTACATAAACTCGCAGAAGATTACCTAAATAATGATCCAGATTGGGACAAGGGTGCAATGCCTGCTAACCTGTTTTCTTTTAATCAAATCAAACCTATTCTTGATGAAAGAGTAAATAATATCTGGCAACAGGAAGTGCCTCTTTATTCTGATAAGTTAGAAATAGCAGGTCGTGTTGACTGTATTGCAGAGCTTGATGGAGTCCTAACAATTATTGACTTCAAAACAGCAAGAAAGCCTAAGAAGAAAGAATGGATTGAGAATTACTTTATGCAAGGTTCTTTCTATGCAGCAGCATTCTATGAGCAAACCGGAGTTGCTATCAAGCAGACAGGTATCTTAATCGCTGTTGACGATAACGAACCTCAACTATTCGTTGAGCCTACCTTTAATTACCTCCCCAAGCTGATAGAAGCACGAAAAAATTACAAAAATATTTACGGTTTTTAATAAAAAACGGTTGACATCTGGTTAAAGATGTATTATATTATATACTGATTGTTGAAAGGAACTAGATTATGTGGATCGCAAAACCTAAAATTGCTAACAGCATTGGTCAAAAAGAATTTGCGGATGTGAAAGCAGCCGTTAAATATCTCGAGGAATACACCGGCTTCGAGATGGGTAAAGAAAAAGACCCAAAATCAGGTGTGGTAACTTACGACTGGGAACTTGTGGGTAAGTTGTACCAGAAGTAAATAATGTAAAACTATGAAGGAGTTAATATGACTTTTAATTTGAATGTGGTGCCTGAAACTAAGCAGGCAAAAGTATTGGCAGGTCTGCAGGACAACACTGCAAAAGGTCTGACTGGTAAGCAAATCGAAGCACGGTTTGGCGTTGGTAATGCTCGTGCTATGGTATCTTCACTACGTATGAAGGGTTTCCCAATCTATGCTAATGAGCATAAAGACACTAAAGGTCGAGTCAAGACTTTCTATCGTCTTGGTACTCCAAGCCGTAAGGTTATCGCTGCTGGCTATCGTGCCCTTGCCAGTGCATAATTAGAAACCTTCGTTTCTCTTTGTTCTTTGGGGTGGCGCAATGTCACCCCATTTTTTTTGTTTTTTTTTAAAAAAACCGGTTGACACAATTTCCAGTTGTGTTATTATATGTATGTTGATTGATGAAACGGAGAAAAGAAATGGCTTATATTTCACAAGACGAGAAGAAACAACTTGCCCCTGCTATCAAGAAAGTTCTTGCTAAGTACGGTGTCAAAGGTACCATCGGTATCAACAACTATTCTTCACTTGTTGTTCGTTTGAAAAGCGGTCCTTTTGACTTTTCAGATTCCTATTCAATTAATCCTTACCACCCTCACTTCTACGCTGCCGTTGGTGCCGAGAAGTTCGTAGAAGAATTAGTTGCTGCTATGAAAGGTACCAAGTGGTACGACAATTCAGATGCAATGACTGATTACTTCAATACTGCCTATTACATCAATATCGAGTTAGGCACTGGTGGTAACCAATATGAGGTAGTAGCTTAATGGCTTTTGCACCACACTTCGAAATGTCTAAACTGATTGGACGCTTTGTCGAGAAAGATGTCGGAAACAGTTTCGAATACTCTCTAGATGAGGACTACACTTATGAGCATTATCCTCATAAGGTTTGGGTAACAAGCCCCATTCAAGGTATTGATAGCGGATTTCGCTATGCAAATGTCAAGAAAACCGTCTGCTATATTATGGTAGACGAAGATGAAAATGGCCCAGTGCTTGAGCGCTGGTTTTTGAAAAAGAATGTGGAGTATTAAATGGAAACTATTCCGGGTTGGGGCTGGTTGCTTGTTGCTTATATGGCAGGTACCTATATCGGATATTTTTGGGGGCGTGAGCGAGGCGCATTATATGCCGCTGAAGGCGCTTTAGATGCTTTGATTGCCGGAGGATTTATAAAGTCATCCACAGATGAGAATGGCGAAATTCAAATTCATAAATGGGATGAAGAAGTAGGTGGCAAATGAATGAAGAACAAACTAAAGAAGAATATATAGAACAGCGCACTATGAGCAAGGCCGCAAGTCTTGCTATGGAACTGTCTAAGGAAAAGAAGCGTCTTCAAACTGAACTAGAAGAACTCCAGCACGAATTTGAAATTGTAAGACCTAGTACTCCAACAGGAGGCCCAGATTGGTATCTAAAGTGGGTGGGTGTGCTATTCGCTGTAGGAGGTATCTTTATGCAGAGTGCAGGCTTTACACTGTATGGACAGGTTTGTTATCTGTTAGGAGCAACCAGTTGGACTGTAGTAGGTGTTTACTGGAACGACAAAGCAGTTATGCTAGGTTCAGTTATTCCCGCAACAGCAACAGCGTTGGCAATCGCACAAAAAGTCTTTGGAGGCTAAGATGAGAATTTTGTTCGGAATGGTTATGGGATTTTTAATTGCAGTGCATATTCCAAAAACGGTTGACATCTACCAAGATTCTGGGATACAATCAAAAGTAGTAGAATTTTTCACAGGGGTATATGATGAGTTTTAGTTTTCCCCCAATTCATCAACCATACATTGATTTGTATTCACCTTTTCCTAAAGTTGAACCGGTTGAAAAACTTAGTAGACCCTATGATGAAAAAATAGAAACTGTTACACTATATGATAAAAAAGGTCAGATTAAGGAATATTATTATGAATATAAACGATATATATGATATCTATAATGAGCTTGTAGAAATCAAAACAATGATGAATAGTTCAATTTTATGCGAAAAAACAAAAAACAAAATTGTCCAAAAGCGCATTGATACGCACCTTGTAAAATTGCGAGCAGAGTTAGATGAATTTGACCTATGGTGTGATGAAGAAGCTGAAAGGAGTTTGAATGGACTGTAAACAAACTCAAGATAAATTCTTATCTGTACTAAGCCCCAAATCTGTTATCCTTGATATAGGAGGTGGACGTCAAAGGACTCATGCCTCCTATTTTGAAAACCATGGGCATACAGTTAAAATAGTCGACTTCTTTTCAAACGCAGATTACGTAGGCAATTTCAATACTATTGATATACCTGAAAAATTTGATGCTGTTTGGTGTAGCCATTGTCTTGAGCATCAACTTAACGTAAATATGTTTTTGAAGAAGATTGCTAGTGTGACCAAACCTGGTGGTGTTATTGCAGTAACTGTGCCGCCAAAGAAAGACCTAATAGTAGGTGGTCATTTGTCTCTTTGGAACGCAGGCCTTGTTTTGTATAACATGGTTCTTGCTGGCATAAACTGCCGAGACGCTCACATTAAATCATATGACTATAACATTAGTGTTATTGCATATAATAGATCATTTATTATGCCTTCCTTAGTATTTGATAGAGGCGATTTGGATACTCTAGCACCCTATATTCCTAGCTTTAAAAAGGAACCATATGGACATTTCGAAGGTGATATTAAGGAGTGGAACTGGTAATGCAGTTAATCTACACAACCTCTAAGAGTAAAAAGAAACCCAATCGTAAACCAGGGTGGCGTAAAGCAGAAGAAGATCATCGCCAATGGCTTATTAAGATGGGTGTTGATCCAGACGCAAAGCCTAAAAAGCGTGAGTTCGTCCCATATACTCAACCCAAACCCGCTAATTATCGAGAGACGCCTCATATTCCTAGTTTAGGTGATGGTGTGGGCGGATGGGCTCCAAAGAAAGAATCTATTAAGTATACCGGAACTCTTATCAAAGGTATTGCTACCATGCATAAAAGTAATGCCGTTCCGGTTATTAATGATGAGCAAGCAAAAGATATTAGCGCAATGGGTAAATGATATGAAGATTTATAAAGTAGAACCTGGGTATAAAAAATCTGTTGTCGAGCAAAACCATTACTGGAAAGAAATCGATGGAGTAAAGGTTTGGGTTACTTATGAGGAAGTTTGGCGTTGGGGTGAGTTCCTTATTCGTATTCCAGAAACTGATGAAGAATGGCAAGAGTATGCTGAATCGGTAGGTTACGAATCTATTGAAGAAGCCAAGGAAAACTATACATATCCTACAGATCTTCAAAACGGAATCGAACTAGAAGATTATGAATATGAGTTGCTATCAACCTGGGATGGTTGTGCCTCATACTGGTCAGCAACTTGTCACCCTAAAGAAGCATTTGATGAAGATCAATTGCAAGAAATTGCTGATGAACTCGAAAGACAATACTTTGATGAATCTGTATATCCAGATGAGATTGGTTGGAACGAATCCGGATGCGAGTATTGGATTCAAGGTGAATTTACATTAACGGAAGTAAAAGAGGGTGAGGAGTATGAACAGTGAATATTTTCGTATTAAATACTCATCCTGTCTATGCTGCTCAAGAGCAATGCGATAAACACATAGTTAAGATGGTGCTCGAAAGCGGTCAAATGCTTTCGACTGCTCATCGTATTCTTGATGGCGAATTATACTATGCCTTAACCGAAAAAGGTCGAAAGGTCAAACGGTATCGACTATCTGATGACCGAGAATCTGTATTGTATAAGGCGGTGCACTTCAACCATCCTTGTACAGTGTGGACAATGGAAAACTCTGCCAACTATACATGGCACTATACTCACTTTCAAGCTCTTGCATATGAGTTCGAGTATCGATTTGAGAAACCGCATCAAACATGGCTTGATTTAAGAGACGCTTTACTCAATCCTCCCAATAATATTCCAATTACAGATAGGCTCACTAAGTTCAAACTCGCTATGGGTGCAGAGCCTCAATGTATCAATGAAGCAGATCCGGTGAGTTCTTATCAGAATTTTTATGTGACTAAGCAGAAAAGATTCGAGATGTCTTGGTCAAAAAGGCAAAAACCTACATGGTTCATTGAAAAAACTAATCGATTACTGGTAAACCATTGAAAAATAATATAAAGAAAATTTAAAAAAATGCATTTTAGGTGTTGACATCTGTCTAAATATCACTATAATGAAAGTATAAATTGATGAGGTAGATATGACACAGACACTAACACAGAAATCGATGCTTGCTCGCCTACTGGCGAAAGAAAATATCGAAGTTGTCCAAGGCAACTTTCCTACCGCATACTTTGATGTTGAGAACCGTGTATTAGGTTTGCCTCACTTCAAAGAAGGTATGTCAAAAGACCTTTTAGATCTGCTGATGGGCCATGAGGTCGGTCATGCACTATACACTCCTGCTGACGGCTGGCACGACTCTGAGAAAGAAATTCCTGGTGTGCCTCGCCCCTTCATAAATATTATCGAAGACATCCGTATCGAGAAAAAGATCCTCGCTGAATACCCAGGCCTCCTTGGCGGGTTCAAGCGTGGTTATCAAGAGCTTCTCGACCGTGATTTCTTTGGCATTGAGAATGAGGATGTTAATGAGATGTCTTTTATGGACCGTCTCAACATCTTCTCAAAATCTCGTGGCCTTGTGGATGTATCATTCACAGAAGAAGAGCAACCTTTCGTTAATATGGCGATGGGTGTGACCAAGTGGGAAGATGTTCTTTCAACTTGTAAAGCTCTTTGTGAGTGGTTGGGTGTTGAGGCACCTGCTCAAGATGAGCAAGAGACTGAGATGGTCGAGATCGAGATTCCAATTTCTGCAATGCCTGGCGACATTGACCAGGAAGAACAAGAAGGTGAGGAATCATCTTCACAAGAGGAATCAACAGATGAAGCAGAAGAAGATACACAGGAATCTTCTAGCAGCATGGGCGATGGGGAAGAAGAAGAAAGCTCTGAAACTCCAGCAGGCTCTGATGCAGAAAATTCTGAAGAAGAAGCAGAAGAACCAAAGCCCGAGCCAGTAGAAACTGTTGGTGGCGAAGAAGGCGGCAAAATTAACAAACAGGTTAACATGCCAAAAGATCCTGCTGCTGTTAAAACAGATGAGGCCTTCCGTGCTAATGAAAAGACACTTATCAATAATGCTATGGCAGCAGATGGAGAGCTATTCGTTAAGGGTTTGACTCGAGAGCAATTTGAAATTTCTAAGATTTCGTTTGCAAAGCAGAAAGCAGCTCGTAACGAATATATTGAGCGTGGGTTTCGAGGTGCTGACTTCCCTCAAAACAAGTTTGATGAGTGGATGAAAGAGTCTAAGTCCCAGGTCAACCTGCTGGTTAAAGAATTTGAGATGCGTAAGGCTGCTTATCGTACCCTACGGGCTCGCACTTCGACCAAAGGTACTCTCGATGTTACCAAACTTCACAAGTACAAGTATGATGACCAATTGTTCAAGCAGGTCACTAATCTTGCAGATTCGAAGTCCCATGGTATGATTATGTTGATTGACTTCTCGGGTTCAATGTCTCGAGTGATTGAGTCGGTCCTACGCCAGACATTGATTCTGTCTCAGTTCTGCCAGCGTGTGGGTATCCCTTACGAAGTATACGGATTCACAAACTCATCCGGCAAAACTTACACTACTCAGCGTGAGTGGTCACGGGACAACAACTTCCACACTCATGTAGAAACAGACATGCAGATTACAGAGCTTCTCACTTCTGCAATGTCTAAGCAGGACAAGCAAGAAGCAGTTAAGTTCCTGTTCAATGTGTGGCGTCATATGTATTATCAATCTACCGAGTTTGATAACATGCGTGGTACGCCTTTGAACTTGTCTTACATGGGTCTGCACTACATTGCTGAAGATTTCCAGAAGAAGTACAATGTTCAAAAATTGAATGTGACTATTTTGACTGATGGTTACTCTGACCGTCTAGACCTGGTTCAAGGTAAAGATGTTACTAAAGATGGTGACCGTTGGAGCGAGGTTGTTCACAACAAGAAGCGTGAAGGAAAGATTACTGTTGACTTCCGTGGCAAGCAAATGAAGATGGAACTCAGCCGCTATGATTATGGCACAAGCGACAAAGGTCCTCAGCAGGTTCTTTTAAAGAATCTCAAGAAGGAGTTCAACTGCTCGCTTGTTCACTACTTTGTTGCTGATGGTGCTTCCGAGTTCCGTAGGCAAGTGTCTAATGTGACTGGTTATACGGATATGCAGAAAGCAGTTACCACTGCTCGTAAAGCAGGTGCTTTTGTAGCGGATAACAACTGTGGTTTCGACCGCCGTCTCATCCTCGAGGCCCGTGGCGATGTTCTTCGCTTCCGCAAAGATGGTGAAGATGAGCTAGATGTAAATGATACAATGACTGCCGCTCAGATCGCCTCTGCTTTCAAGAAGCAATCACTAGGCAGCAACAAGAAGCGTTTCATCTCCCAGAAGTTTGCAGAGATGGTAGCATAGTAAAAACCAATGGGTCCTTAGGGGCCCATTTTTATTTCCAATCAAAATAATTAAAAAAGTTGTTGACATTCTCGCTAAGTATGTTACTATATACATGTTGATTGAAAGAGGAAAGAAAATGTTCGGAATCTATATGACAAACTTTCGGTGCATGTACTCAGATACTTTTAAGTCTCTTGAAGATGCGCTTGCTAAAGCGAAAGACATCGGCTTTGAATGTCAGATTATCGAATACAAAGGCCGCAACAAAAATGTGGTAAAAATTGTGAAAACAATTTAAAAAAGTGCTTGACAGATGCTGAAAAAGCACTATAATGTAAGTATGAATTGTGAAAATCCTAACGGAGATTATATTATGAAACTCAATGCTGACCAAAACGCTATCCTTTCTGCTCTTATGTCTAAGAAAGAAGGCGAGACAATTTTCTCATGGCGAGAAATCTTCGACACTGCAGTCGAAGTAGGTCTGACTGAAGGTAAGGCGTTTACCTTTGCTAACAAGTTCCCAAAGGTAAAGCGTGGTGTGTACAACTTGCAACCTGCTGTTAATCCGGGCGCTAATGTGGTAGAGATGCCTCAGCGTGCGGTTGCTCCTGCATCACCTGCACCAGTGGTAGGTAAGGTTCAGAGCACCTCGTCTGATGAGGTCTATGTGCCCGAGAAGGCGGATACTTTCGTTGCTTGGGGTAACTTTACTGACCTCAAGAAGATCGTTGCTTCTCAGATGTTCTATCCTACTTACATTGCCGGCCTGTCTGGTAACGGTAAGACCTTCATGGTCGAGCAGGTTTGCGCTCAAGCAAAGCGTGAGTTCGTCCGTGTTCAGATCACTCCAGAAACTGATGAGGATGATTTGATTGGTGGTTTCCGTCTGCTGAATGGTGAGACAGTTTTCGCTAAAGGCCCAGTCATCAAAGCGATGGAAGCTGGTGCGATTCTTCTCATTGATGAGATTGACCGTGGTTCAAACAAACTAATGTGTTTGCAAGGTGTGCTTGAAGGCAAGCCAGTCCTCATCAAGAAGACAGGCGAGGTAGTAAAACCTGCTCCTGGTTTCAATGTGATTGCTACGGCAAACACAAAAGGTAAAGGCGATGAGGCAGGTCGTTTCATCTCGGCTACCATCATTGATGAGGCCTTCCTCGAGCGTTTCACAATTACTATGGAGCAGCCATATCCTACGGCAGCAACCGAGAAGAAGATCATTGTGAACCACATGTCTGAGTTCAATTGCATCAATGAGGAGTTTGCAGAGACTCTTATCAAGTGGTCTGTTGCAATCCGTAAGACATTCGAAGACGGTGGTGTTGATGAGATTGTTTCTACTCGCCGCCTGTGTCACATTGTCCAGACATTCGGCATCTTCAACAATCAGCGTAAAGCGGTTGAGATGTGTGTGAACCGCTTCGATAGCGATACCAAGGTTGCCTTCCTCGACTTGTTTGACAAGATCGCTGGTGGCGAGGACTTGAACCTGGTTGACTCTGCTAACACTGTCAGTACTGCGGAATCGGTAGATAATGTTCCTTTCTAATACCAATAAATAGTATTACAAGGGGAGCCTTGTGCTCCCCATTTTTTTAAAAGGAATTAACTATGCGTTATACGATAGCCCTACTGTCCTTTACCTTAATGCACCAATACGAAATCTGGATGTACTCATTAGATGCTCTAGCGGTAATAATGATTGGATCATCTCTTTTCTTGTACTGGATGTTTGCCAGACAATTAACTGGAGCAATTACACTACAAATGGAAATGGGAGAAGAGTGGGATCCAGGATTTGCCTTTGGTCGAAAAGCAGCAGAGGGATTAGTTCTAACTATCCTATACCTTGCAGGTAGTTCCTATGCACTTATTAGTATGTTTGCCCTACCCTATGTTCTAATATCTTTATGGGCCGAAATTTTCTGCTTACTAATCTATGCAGGAATTATTGAAGTGGTTGAAGCTGACCCAGAAGACGATGAAAGTTAAGAGTTATAGGTCAATAAAAGCCAAACAAACCATCCTAGTATACCTAGACCAGCCGAAATCAATAAGGTGATTAGTATCCCATCCGTCCATGCTCTTCGTCTTTCTTTTTGAGCGTAGATAGCTGCTTGTCTTTCTTTTCTAATTTTATTTTCCATTTGAACTAATTCATTCCAAGCAGAAGGACCTTTACTAAATGAAATAAGTTCTCTTAATTCATCTCGCATCTTTTCAGCTTTTATCTTTGCTTGCCATGCTTCAAGAGCTTCTTGCTCAACAGTTTTACTTGCCACTAGCTTTTTAAATAGCGGTGGTTTTTTTGCATGGTCATGGGCCTTATTCAAATCGGACATAGCTCCCATCCAGCGACTTAAGTCACCTGCCATATCTTCTACTTCCCTGCCAACTTCAAATCCTTTTTTAATCATATTATAAGCGGCAGATGCGGTGGCTAATGCCGTTACTGGATCTATCATATCTTTCCTTTTTAATTATGACAATCTATCATAACCAAAATATTCAAAATCTTCTTGCCAATGTGAATAGACAAACTCTTTCGCAAAGTCGGTCTTGTAATAATCTCTCCAATTAACCTTTTTGCTAGTATTAATTTTACTAACGGGTTTTTCAATACCTAATATATTTCGTATTTCTTCTATTTCTTTATTTAAGTTTTCTTGCCTAAGGATATAACTAGGTGGGTTACTCATATCCAGATAACTTTTCTGTTTTTGAATACCAGCAAAATCCCAATTGTGTCCAACTGGTTTTTCAAAATCAATTCGATTTAACCAATCATCAAACGTCCCACTAAAATGCTTTAATGCTTTATCATTAGTCATCCCAGGTGCAGCAAGAGGTATTTTCTGTGTAGGGCCATACTTATTATGCCACTCAATTCTAAAATTATACCAACTAACTAATCTTGCATATGGATTTCTGCATACCACAAAGTATTTTGCCGTGGGGAACTTTGCAAGCAATTCTTTTGCATTACCATGCTTTTCCCCACGCCAAGTGTCACCTTGAGTCGATAGCCAATTTCTAATTGAAGTGCCACCGGTTTTAGGTATATGTACAAATCCTAAATTATACTGCTTTAAATATAACATACTAATTTGCTAAAGGATTATCCAATGCCCTCTGTAGTTTCTTAGTTAATCTGCCCTCAAGATCTTTCAATTCACGGTCAACCTTTGACTCCATATCATCGATACGGTTTTGACCTGACTCTTGCAATCTGTTTGCCTTCTCGTCATAGTCATTTTGCAAAGCATCACGCTTGTTCTCAAATCTTTCTTCAGCGTTCGCTATAATATCTCTTGTTTCAGCTTCTTGCTCACGGATCTTATCTTCCATTCTATCGACTTGCTTTTCAATGCCTAAGATATCATCTCGTAAACCCGATTTGATATCTCGAGTGTAATCGACTGCCTCTTCAAGTTTAGTTTCAATCAATACCATTCTTTGTTCGAACCCAGCAATCTTTTCTTCGTACTCTTGTTGCTGTTCAACAAAAGCAATCGCCTGTTCGACCTTTTGATACATAAGGAACCCTCCGTAAAGAGCACCGATAACAGAACCTAAAACAGCAACTAATGCGCTAACTGTCATAAATGTGACTTTGATACCGAAGATCCTAAATTCTTTATTCTTAAGATCCTCGATACCTTGTTCCATATTTTCTAGACCTTCTCCGAGATCTTTATTTGCCATTTTTCTTCTCCAACTTTTTGATTCTAGCATCCAATTCGGGCCATACTTCAAACTCATGTAACTCCTTCGAAGGATGACTGATTTGTTCTAATTGATTTAATCGTGCTTCGATCTCATCAATCTTTGCTGTTATTTTAGGATAGTTTCTACGCCAAGCATTTGGATCGTTTTGAAGCCATGTCCAGCCCCAACGAATAACTAAATACTCGAGCGTTGAGTCAAACTTCCCAACTGCCCATGTTGCCATTCTTGTATCCTTAAACCAAAACAAGAAAGCAGCGCCTAAGAGAGAACCTGCTATGGCAGTATAAATCCATAGCGTGTCTCCGAACATTGCATTAATCGTTTCCATCATTTTTCACCACCCTTCAATGCTTTACAATAATTGCCGATACCGTGATCCATCATTCCGTCTAATATGCCTGACTTCCAACCACGCCATTTATCTTTAATCATTTGCCAGGGTGTCAACTTTCTGACATTGCCATAGAAGTTGATGTAACGAAGTGTACCATGATGCTTGTATCCCATTAGGAACAACGGAACAGTTGTAACAAGGTCATTATTGTTCTTGTGTCTGTAATGTAAGAATTTACATGACTTGACAAATGATCTTGTACCTACCCGTGGTGAACCATATGTAAATAGACAGTCAATCCTATCAAATAGATTAAACCTGGAAGCAGCAAGGGTAGCCATAGCGCCCCCGAGAGAATGACCAGTAATGTAGAAAGTACAATCACTCCCATGGGAAGTTTTGTGCGTTTTGATCTCATCCCACACCTTTTCTAATTCGTTTTGGAACCCATTATGAACCCAACCGCCCGATACACCTCTATCTGGAAATGCATTTAAGTCAGCCAGAATATCTGACAACTCGTCCGGTTCAGTTCCTCTAAATGCAAGTACATAAGTTCCTTGTGTTCTCATGTTTGAGGTTGTCCAAACAGCGTGTACTTGTGCGCCATCAATATCCCAAAACTTGTGATTAGGATAACCCATTTCTTTAAATTTTTTCTTTGCTTCTTTCCCATCTAGGTAAGCAATTTCAGCCATTTTTGCCATCTCGCCACAGCGATGAATATGTTCCATATTAACTCCTTATAATTGCAATTGATATCCCAATACCAAACCCATGCTATTGTTTTCCATTGCCGGCATTATAAAGAAATTATTATGGTTTAATCTCGTCATCGGAATCACATCACTATTCGAATATCCTGTAACGAAACCAAACTCAACGGCTGTATTTTTACCTAACGATTTTTCTATTCCTGCATAAAGACTTAAATTCTTTTCACTGTTATAATATGCTCCTACTATGTAATTATCATATTTGAGTTTTGCATATGGATGAATTTCATTATATTCACCCTGTAACCCCAAATGAGTACTCAATGCTACCCCGTATAAAAATTCCATCATTGGTATTGCATTTCTACCATCTTTTCATGTAGAAGTTGTTGCGCTAAACCATTACGAAGACCACGCTTAGATTCAGGTAGTTGTTCTGTGTTATACATTTGTGCGTCCGGATAGTAACCTCCGGTTAGTGAAACACCATAAGTATCGAACCCCGGTGTATAATTTATAAGAGCGAGGACCTGGGCTTGCAATGCTTTTTGTGCTGCCATGTTTGCAGCACCGGCCATATCATTAGCAAGGTTCTTTGCTTTTTCGGCAACTAATTTTTTCATTTTTTCTCTTTTTGAGTCTTTTGCGTCAGCATCATTCCCAGACGACTGTTCGGATTCAGATCCCCCTTCGCCACCATCTTCGGAACTATTAGAGGTTGATTCCTGTCGTCCGTCTTCATTATCGTCCCCTCCTGAACCCATTGCGAGCTCCACATCACTACTGGACTCGGTTTCTTCTGTATCATCATTAGCACTTTCCGTCTGCGTTGTTTCTACTATTTCCTGTACAGGTTCACTTACAGTCACTGTGACTGTAGGAGTTGTTTCCTGTAAGATTTCATTCACAATTGGATCATCAACTAATTTAGGTTGTGTTAATTCAGCAACAGGATCTGACACTGTTACCGTTGGTGTGGTTGTTTCTGCATGATGACTTTCATCTTCAGTTGCTGTGGTATCGGGTATCAAACTTAATACATATTCTTCATATCCAGGACAACCCGGGTCATACAATGTGTCTAACGAACACTGCTGTGCAAAATACGCTTCTGCATAACCTGGGCATGTTGTATCATAAAAAGGATCTAAAGAACACTGTTGGTCAAAATATGCCTGAGCATATCCTGGGCAACCGCTATCATATAATGCATCTATTGAACATTGTTGATTGTAATATGCTGTCTGGTATCCGGGACACCCAGAATCGTATAAAGGATTAGCAGCGCAGTTTAATTCATATTGTTGTTGAGCATACGCCTCTGCATATCCTTCACAAGATGGGTCATATAGCGGATTACTATAACATTGGTCAACAGAATAAATCAATTGAAAAGATGAATTACCAACATCGAATTCTGGGCCATAATAACCTGCCCAAAATCCAATATCATCACCTTCTGCTCTAATGATAATTTTGTCTACATTGCTTCCTGGAATTTGTTTGTTAAATAACTCAGTCCCGCTAAAAGTTGTCCAACTGTAGTGCCCATCATAGTTATGCTGTTTTCCCCATACTTCATTTCCGTTTGCATCATACAATCTAACTGAGATTCGCATATAATCATCACCGTCATTTTGTTCAGAATTGGTATCAAAGTTCTTGAGACGCCAACTATACCTGTACCCATCGAGATTGATGCCTGCATTTCTTAATGCTTGCTCTAATGCAATCTGCCATCTAAGAACGCCTCCGCCATATCCCCAGTATGCTGTATCACCGTCCCAATTAGGAATATTGCCGCCACTGTAACCGTTCCAGCAGTCTACACCTGGCGTACAGTTGTTATAGCTTCCTTCAATATCTGATGGGTTGAGTAGATTGCTTGTCTCGTCTGCTCGTGCTTTATTATAAAAGCAAAAGCAAAAGGCCAAGACCACCAATACCCATAACAGCACCTTTGAGCTTGTCATTTCTTCTTTGTTCCTGTTCTATTTCAGTCGGTTTTAACTCTGGGTTTTTTATCCAAAGTTCGGCTGCCTCGGGCCCAATCTTACCCATAAACGGACAAGGTGTACCTGCCATTTCCATTGCACTAAAGACCCTTGGATCGCCACACATTACGGAAACTGCCGCAACTTTCATACCCATATCATAAAGTGTCTTAGCATTTTTCAAACGCTCACAGTTTAAATCTCGAACTGTGCTGCCACCAGAAATTCCCAGGATCTGTGTTTGAACAGCACCTGACATTCCTACGGTACATAAGTCCGAGTTAGACGAATTGATTGATGGTGAGATGGCGGAAGGCGGCGGAGACTTAACAGTTGTCTCTGCTTTGGTCGTTGAATTAACTGTTGAATTAGATGTGGAATCTGTTACAATTGCATCTTCTGCAAATGCAGTAGTCGCAAACAGACTCATACTCATAACAATGAGTAGCTTTTTAAACATTTTTCTCCCCTATTTTAGTGTAGAGCATAGCGAAGAAAAAGTCAATCTACAGTTGTATTTATAAAAAACTAAGTATTTAAAAAAAATAAATAAAAAACGGTTGACACACACTTCATAGACATGTATAATCCTATTATCAAGTAAAAAGGAATGAACTAATGTCTAAATTATTGCAACTTTCATGCAACATTATGACAGGATTTTGTGTATTAGGTATTGCTTATCTATTTTACGTATTACCTGCTGAACCTGAAAATAATACTACAACTATTCCTATATCTGAAATCAAAGTAAAAACTTTAAAACCAATTGAACCGGAGCCTATTATTGTTAATCGGTTTTCCAGAGAAGAACTTGAGTGTTTAGCACTAAATATTTACCATGAAGCCCGTAATGAATCCCAATTAGGACAAGAAGCGGTTGCGTGGGTAACTCTTAATCGCCTTAACCATGAAGATTATCCGGACACTATTTGTGGTGTTGTGAAACAAGCGAAGTATTCTAAATGGTGGAAAGAGGTAAAAGGGAAGGATGTTCCCCTTAGGAATAAATGTCATTTCTCGTGGTATTGTGACGGAAAAAGTGACACCCCTCGAGAGCAAATGCAATGGGAGATGGCACAAAGTATTGCTTTCTATATCACAACGATTTATGGTACATCAAAAGATCCCACAAAAGGTTCAATTATGTACCATGCCAATTATGTTAATCCGTATTGGGCCGCCCATTATGAAAAATTAGCGAATATCGGTACGCATATCTTTTACGGAGAAAGTATATAAATAAAAATATGTTCAACTTATAATATGGAGTGATTATGAAGATTTTGATCTTTGGTCTCCCTGGTTCTGGCAAATCAACTTTGGCGGAACCTTTTTCAAAATTAATTGGAGGCGTTTGGATTAACGCTGACCAAATTAGAGAAAGATATAACGACTGGGACTTTACTCCTGAAGGTCGTATTAGACAAGCCCAACGTATGAAACATCTAGCGGATGGCGTTGTGATGGCAGGTAAAATTGCTGTTGCAGATTTCGTATGTCCAACTGAACAAGCACGGGCTGAATTTGATCCAGATTTTACTGTCTGGATGAATACCATCGATGAAGGTCGGTTTGAGGATACAAATAAAATGTTTGTACCTCCTCAGAAGGTTGACTATAAAGTCGAAGGCTGGTTTGACGATACCCACGAACAACTTGTCAATGTCATTAGTAAATATATGAAACGAAATACCGATGGAGAAAGTTGAAAAGAAAAGGCATCTCGCTAAGGCCGTAACTTGGCGTATTATCGCATCAGTGACAACTGCATTAATTGCTTGGTATTTTGGATTACCTCCTAAAGCAGTTGGGTTTGTATTTGTTGCTGATTTAATAATTAAATTTGTATTATACTATGCACATGAAAGGGTATGGTATAGACATATAAAATTTGGATTAAGCAAGGAATGAGGAAATGTTTTCATTTGATGTAGAAAGCATCACTAAAGGCATTGGAGTAGTTACAGCGACATTTGCGTTGATTGGTGGTGGTTATACCCTATATGATAAACTAGGAATTGAAGATCCTATTTTGAAATGGGCACCGGAATATTTTTCGGTGACAGATGGTGAAACAGATGATGATTTTAAAGTTGTAGTTGCCCGTGAAAAGTTAAGGGACGATTGCAAAGTTGTTGATTTTAGATTAGAGGTTAGAGATAGTGAGTTTGTAGTGCATAATGCAATACCTAGTATCACTAAATTTTCAGGCCCGGCAAACGATAAAATAGATAAATTTGCATATTATTTTAATATTGAAAATGATGAAGATGTTGAAATAGGCGAAGCAACTCTATTAGCTCATATTGATTATGAGTGCCCGGAAGGACCAGTAATTGTTAACTATCCGGACCACGAAAATCTAAGATTTATGATTACGAACTAAAGGAGATAATATATGTTTGATTGGAAAAAACCAACGGTGCAGATGTTGGGTAGGTGGCAACCTTGGCACGAAGGACACCGTGAATTGTTTAAACGTTGCCATGCAAAGACAGGCCAAGTTGTTATCATGTGTCGGCAAGTTCCAGAAGATACAGAAGCAAATGAATTGGTGCCCGGTCAAGATGATAACCCATTTGGTTTTCAAGAAGTGTTTAAGCGTATCGCTCTTGATTTGAAACAAGAAGGTTATGAACTTAACGTAGATTTTGTTATTCAAAAGGTTCCCAATATTGTAGATATTTCTTATGGTCGTGGAGTAGGTTATACCTTTACAGAGCATGACTTGGGCAAGGAAATGCATGATATCTCGGCAACAAAAATTAGAGCTCAAATGCGTGAGGATGGAGATTTATAATGTCACTCAAAGAATTAACCTGGGAAAACCACAAAAAAGCAGAACGTAAAAAGTTTGCTTCTGTTTTAATGTCGGGTGATATTGAGCCTGAATTATATTTTAAATATCTTACAAATCAATTTCTAATGTATTCTGTGCTAGAACAAAAAATTGATTTAGAATCTTTAGGACTCAATGACATTCGAAGATCCAGTTTAATTCTGCAAGACATGATGGAATTAGGATTCCATACAGGTGATGTTAACAATTATTCACTCCCTGTGGCAAAAGATTATATTCAGTATATCAGCACAATGACTTCTGAACAATTAATACCTCATATGTACGTAAGACACTTTGGCGATATGTATGGCGGCGCAATGATTCAGAAAAAAGTTCCGGGTTCTGGCTCAATGTATGAGTTTGAGAATAAGGAAGAATTAAAAGAAAAAGTGAGAGCGCTTTTAACCGATGATATGGCAGATGAGGCAAACAAATGCTTTGAGTATGCTATTCGATTATTTGAGGAATTGATGGATGAGTAAAATTTGGGATGCATTGATTGATTTAAAGGAGCATTACATTGAAAACTTTGAAAGGCTTGCTAGTGAGTATGAAGAACCCGGGATGGGAGAGTTTAATCACGCTGACGGCGGCTGGGTTAACCGTACTTGGCGTAGTGACAACTTTAGGCGTGCTCATGTCGATGTTGTAGACGCTCGAGAATCGCATAAACTGTGGATGATGCATGTTTGTATCTTTCCTCATTATACCAACGATGGTCCTATTTACGGATTTGATGTTATCGCCGGTCCTAACAAGATGACCGGAGCCTTCCACGATTTTTCTCCAACGATTGATGATGATAATCAACTTATAAGATGGTTTGCTGGTCGTACAGAAGAATTGAAATGGAATCGAGAAAGAGAACTACCTGACTGGGCAAAAGAAATCTTTTCAGATGGAATGATGGCTGCGGGTATGGTCAAAGAACAAGCAGAAATTGACCAAGTAGTTAACTTTGCAAAGCGTACCCTAAGACAGTATACGGATAAAATTGTGTTATACAACGGGCAGATTCAAAGAGAGATGGGCGCTGGAGCGCAGAATAGGTATGCACACTTCCAGAAACAAAACCCGCACACGCCTCGTGTAATGAAGTCTCTCGGGTTAGATCCGGATGCTGTTGATAAGTTCCAAGAAAAATGTTTGTTCCCAGAAGTGAAGTTTTGATATGAATACAGGTTTTTATGGTGTGTTTAAGCAGAAGTATGATATACTTAAAAGAGATCTAGAAAAGGAACTCGAGCTTGCTAAAAGTGACCGAAGAAAAGATTGGATGAAAAAGCACATCAAGCAGATGAAGGGTTTAAAAGATACTCTCAAAGAAATGGAAGATCATATGGGACATACCAAATGTCCTAACTGCGGACACAAATTGCAATAATAAACATTTAAAATAACGGTTGACAACTACCAAGCAATAAGTTACAATATATTATGAATGAATTGAACTACTTTGAAAAAACTTGGCAATGGATAAAAGATGACTGGCATTCCAATAAATTTAGATTTATTCTTGAACTTGTTGCTTGGGCTATTTCTATTGGGTGTAGCGTTACGATGGCTCTTACCGTTCCTGAGCCGCCTCTTATGGTTTTGTATCCTGTATGGATCGCTGGGTGCGGCATTTACGCTTGGGCTAGTTGGACTCGCCGCTCTTTTGGGATGATAGCAAACTACTTACTCTTGGTCACCATCGACACAGTTGGATTAACAAGAATGTTAATTAATGGTTGACAACATACACTTTTTATTGTATTATAAATAAACATACATTGATGAAGCGATTTGACGCTATTCTGGACGGGGGTGCGATTCCCCCCACCTCCACCATAAACACTCGTAGATGAGATATTGAATCACTGCTTGCGAGTGTTTATGATGGGGGTGAACAGGTTCGACAGGATTGAAGAGAAGAGTGGAGATGTCCGGCGGAAGCTCGGTTAACGCAACAACCTAAAGTAAATGCAAACGATAGCAATTACGCACTTGCTGCCTGATTAAGGTAAGCGGGGTCTGGCCTACCTGGCAACAGAAACGGCCTTCTTTTTTATAAGGAGATATTATGACTGAAAAAGATAACGATATCATCATTTCTTTAGAAACAGATATTGAGTCGGTGTACGAAGTTAACTACCAACCTTTAGGCATTGATTCCTACGGTGACGTAACTATTACTTTTGACGGTGAACCTATTGATTTGGATACTATCATTGTAGAACCCATTAAATACGATTTGCTATATGATGGATCTCAAGATTACAATATAACTATTAATTATAAGGATTGATTATGTCAACTATTGTTTCGACTTTTTTCAAAGAAGATGGTGAAGACGCAGGCTCTGCAGAGGTAGTCCTTGAAGGAGATGCGTACAAAATTAACTATTATGACACTCGTGGCGCATTGCACACTACCGAAGAATTCCCGGGTAAGGGTTTAAGATATGTAGAGGATGCTGCTGAGAACTGGGTTCAGGGCATAAAAGTCTTGAATGGTTGAAGTGAAATTAGAGCTAAACTCAGAAAAAATCATGCAAGAAATAAATCACATGATTTTGCAAGGTGTTCCGTATATAGATGCTATCTGTGAATATGCAGAACAGAATGAATTAGAAATAGAGGTTTTGGGTGAGATAATTCGTAGGTCACCTATCCTCAAAGCAAAAATCTACGAAGAAGCAGAAGATTTAAATCTAGTTGAGAAGACGACAAGGTTGCCTATATAATGAGCCTATATTCAGATAAAGAAGCATTTGAACTTTATCAGTATTACATTGCATTAAAGCAACACTTCACAACTGATTACTACGATTTCTTTAAGTATCGTGGTAAGGTCAAACAAACTATGCAATCCTTCGAGACAAGGAAAGACAAGTTTACTTTTTATAAGTTGACCAAACGACCAGATGCAAAGAAATTAATTTTTGCTAATATGCTATTAAATCCTAAATCATATATTAGAGATATAGCAGAAAGCGAAAAGTGCGACCAAATCTATAAAGATTGGGCTGCACGCCAGCAACGACTTAAGTACACATTTAAGTCAGAGCTAAACGAACTTGATGATGACTTTGACTCCGAGTTCAAAGTGTTCAATGGACAACATCCTCATGTTCTTAAACTCTATCTTCAAAAGAGGATAGGATTAGATACACTGGTTATCCTAGATGACCTTCTCGGGTGTTTCAAATATTGGGATAAAAAAATTAAAGATAACATCGTTTATCCGAATATAAATAATATGGTAAGCAAATATCGTCCCTTCATACACAAAGAAGGCTTTGATATTGAAAAATACAAAGAGATTTTGCTTGACAAATACGAAAATATACTGTAACATAACGCAATACAACGCTCATAAGGAGAATACATATGACAACATCATTTTCAGCCCTCAAGAAGTCACGTTCATCTTCATTTGATAAGTTGAACCAGCAACTTCAAAAAATGAACACACAAGGTGGTTCAAATTCCGAACAAGACGATTACTGGAAACTCGAAGTCGATAAAGCAGGCAACGGCTATGCTGTTCTTCGATTCCTTCCTGCACCCAAAGGTGAGGATATGCCATTTGTAAGGCTATGGGACCACGGGTTCCAAGGCCCAGGTGGTTGGTATATCGAAAACTCACTGACTACAATCGGTCTTGATGATCCGGTTTCAGAATACAACGGCAAGTTGTGGAATTCTGGTGTTGAATCCGATAAGGATATTGCTCGTAAGCAAAAGCGCCGTCTTTCATACATTGCTAATGTATATGTGGTCAAAGATCCTACTAATCCTCAGAACGAAGGCAAGGTCTTCAAGTACAAGTTTGGTAAGAAAATCTTTGACAAATTGAATGATGTTATGAATCCTCAGTTTGAAGATGAAGATCCTATCAACCCATTTGATTTCTGGGAAGGTGCGGACTTTAAACTTAAAGCACGTAATGTTGAGGGATATCGTAACTACGATAAGTCAGAATTTGCATCTGTAGGTCAATTGACTAATTCAGACGGTGAGCCTCTTTCTGACGATGAACTAGAGAGTGTTTGGGAAAAACAGCATTCTCTACAAGAGCTCGTTGATCCAAAAAATTTCAAGTCATATGATGAACTAAAGGCCAAGCTTTATAAGGTTCTCGCACTTGATGGCAGTGACCACGCACCCCAAAACACTGCTGAGGACGATGAGGCGGAGATGAACTTTACACCAAAGTTTAAGTCGCAAGAAGCTCCAAAACAAGCGGAAGCGGCGTCTCCATTAGAATCTCGTTTTGCCGATGAGGGTGATGACGATACGCTAGAGATGTTTAAATCTCTTGCTAATGACTAATCTCAGAGGCGAGGTTCGGAATGGGGGCGCAAGCCCCCATTTTTTTAGTTATTTAGCGCCTGCTTGATGGGTTTGTAGAACGTTCTTTCCGAATGACAGTGCAGGCATGTCACGGTTCATGTAATAGTTATATGTGGGAGCGTTATTGTAAGAATCGCCGCCTTTAGCGTTAACGGCAACACTATCTCCGCCACCACCACCGGTACTTGCTAAATAAGATCTAATAGCTGCTGCTTGTGCGGGATCCATAACCATTGCAGATGGAACAGCACCTAATGTGACCCCGGTTCTGTTAGGTCCTATGCCTTGAGACATATTCATACCAGAGAGGATTTGCGATACAAGATTAGATGCATCTCGTAATCCGTCAAGGTCTCCGGATTCGAGCATTTTTTGCAATCCGCCATCAGGTACAGTAGTTTCAGGTAATCCGTCAAAGTATCCAGAACCGATAGTTCCACCTCTATACAAGACGCCTAATAAAGGAACTACACCAATCAAATTCTTAGCCATAGCAGAAAAATCAGATCCAATGTTTGATACGTTTATGTTAGACATTGTTTGTAGTGCATTTGCCACATTTTGTAGTGCAGTACCCGCATCTGCTAATTGTTGTGTATCAACATCTTCAAGGCTATCCGTGATTTGTTTTAAAGGATCTTTTCCTGTATCACCCAATCCTAAGAATGCTAAGATAGCACTGCCTGCACCTGCTAGATTTGCCTTAAGTTGTTCTGTTGCAAATCCGGTTAAACCTTGAGCAATGTTTATCAATCCTGTCTTTAGTCCTGCAAAATTATCTCCAGGAACATTGATAGAGGTGACTTCATTAATGCCTGCAACGGTATTACCCATGATAGTTTTGAAGCCTGTTCCATCGATACCTAAATAATTAGCACCTTCGAAGGCTGCATAAAATCCTGTAATAAAAGCACCTAATCCGAAACCTGCTAGACCCATTCCGGCAGCACCAAATGCTCCTAATGCTGGATTGACAGCAGTTGCAGCAGTAAACGTCCCTGCTAATGCTACTAACGCAATCTTTGTAGAGTCATTTAGGCCTTCAAGAGACTTTAATCCGTCCGCAAGGAATCCGGCTTGTTCTGCAAATTTTGATCCATCGAATCCACTAATATCTCCTGCAGCGGCAACACCAGCCATAAATCCGCCAATGCCCAAACCTGCAAGGCCCATACCTAAAGCAGCCTTACCTGCAATCTGAACAGAACCTGAAGCAACTAATGTACTAGATCCCGCTATTAAAGCTAAAGCAGTAAGAGAACCTTCAGATAAAGTTTCTAATTCTTTTAAACCACCAACCATATTGGTGACTTGAGTTTTGAAGTTTTCGCCTGTGAATCCAGATGTGTCACCTGCAGCAGCAACACCAGCCATAAATCCACCAATACCTAAACCGGCAAGCGCCATTCCAACAGCAGCTTTGCCTGCAACTTTCATAGATACAGCACCAACTAAAGCGCCAGACCCAAGTAGTATCCCAAGCATTTTAATAGATTCTTCAGATAGGCTTCCAAACTCATTAAACCCAGCGACAAAGTTTGCTGACTGTTGTTGGAAGCTAGACAAATCTAAGTCTAAATATTCCATGCCTTCAGATGCGGCAGCAAGTCCTGCCATAAATCCGCCTAGGCCTAAACCTACAGCAGCCATTCCGACAGGCGCTTTGACTAATCCTACAACACCAGAAAACTTAGATAATAATACGCCAGATGCGAGTAATCCACCCATAATAGCGATTGCTCGGTTGTCCATATTGGCAAATTCGTTCATTGCAAGAGCAATATTTTTGGCTTGAGTTGGTAAGTTTTCGCCTGTGAATCCTAAACTACCTACACCAGTGATAGCACCGATAAAACCTGCTAATCCCACACCGACTGCAGCAATACCTGCACCTAGGGCTAATCCTCCACGCAGACGCATACCACCCCCACCGCCTGACTGTGCTGAAGTTGAGTCAGTTTGCGTTGTAGTGGGAGCGGTTGTTGGAGTTTCAAATTGTAAGCGAGCGTTCCGTGCTGCATCAGCAGCGGCTTCCGTAGATTGTGCTAATATATCACGTAGAACGTCCGTTTGTACTTTGAGAGTGCTGTTGACATCCAAAGTTAGTTCTTTAAGCGACTTAATAGAGTTAGTTCCAGAATTTCTAGTTAACTGGCCTTCTTCTCTTAGTCGTTGTATTACGTCATCTAATTTGGCTGCCATTTAAATTGCCTTACTTTTTGTTTTTAATTGCGTCAGCACCAAAGAATGCTGCCACCAAGGCGGAGATTGCTACAAAGTATGTAGGTGCAATATCGCCAATAATACCAGCTGCGTTATCATACCCTAACATAGCTGTGATTAAAATGGTTGCAGGATAAAGCAACATTCCGAATAAAGCGAACCATGTCATGTTACGCATTGCGTCCCGCTGAGCATCTTTATCTTCGAGTTCCTTACGTCTGAACTCTAGATACATAGCTTGTTCTTCTTCAGTGACTTTTCCATCACCATTTGTATCTGCAGGGTGATAACCTGCTTCTTTAATATCTTCTGCCATATGCAACTCCTATTGTTGTTTACGTTGTTCTTCTAAAAATTGTAATAACAATTCAATATAAAAGTCACGTTCATATGGTATAAGATTTTCAATTTCACTTATCTGATATTTATGGTGTTGCGCTAGTGCAAATATATTTTTATAGTAGTCCTGAAGTGTTGTATACCCAGCGGCTAGATAAAAAAACTTTGCAGGCCCTCCACGACAAATTTCTTTTCTTCTCCCTTATTATTTGTATAAGGACATTCTATTCTTAATGCAGGAACTGTCTCAAAGAATTCTTTTATTTTATTAATCGTTGAGGACGATAGGCTGTCAATAAAATTTGTGACCTCGTCTGTTGTGAAGTCAGACAAATCATATACTGTATCCTCA